ACACAAAGATGTTATACTATATTTAAATTAACACAATACAAGGCAATACAATGGCAACTTATGTACTAGTAGATACTGCTAACACGTTCTTTAGAGCTCGTCACGTTGTGCGCGGCGACATTGATACAAAGGCAGGCATGGCAATTCATATTACACTTAACAGTGTAAAAAAAGCATGGACTGACTTTAAAGCAGATCATGTTGTATTTTGCTTAGAAGGACGTAGCTGGCGCAAAGACTACTACGAGCCTTACAAACGCAATCGACAAGTAGCCCGTGATGCACTTACTCCTGCACAACAAGAAGAAGACACTGTTTTCTGGGAGTTGTTTGACGAGTTTAAAGACTTTGTAAGTGAGAAGACTAACTGCACTGTTATGCAACATAAGCAACTAGAAGCAGATGATTTGATTGCAGGTTGGGTACAATCGCACCCTAATGACGATCATGTTATTGTTAGTACAGATGGTGACTTTGCACAACTTATTAGTCCTCGTGTACGTCAGTACAATGGCGTTGCTAACATGACTATTACACACGAAGGGTACTTTGATGACAAAGGTAATCCTGTTATTGACAAGAAAACTAAAGAGCCTAAAGCTGCGCCTAATCCTGCATTTATGTTGTTTGAAAAGTGTATGCGTGGCGACACTAGTGATAACGTGTTTAGTGCTTATCCAGGTGTACGTACAAAAGGCACTAAGAATAAAGTTGGTCTAAATGAAGCATTTGAAGACAAGCAGTCTAAAGGTTTTAACTGGAACAATATGATGCTACAGCGTTGGACAGATCACAACGGTGACGAACATCGTGTATTAGATGATTACAATCGTAATGTTGTATTGTGTGATTTGACCGCACAACCTGCAGACATTAGAGAGATAATTAATAACACTGTTGCAGAAGTAGAGCCTAAAGAAATTACACAAGTAGGCATGCGTCTTATGAAATTCTGTGCTAAGTGGGACATGCAACGTATTGCAGACCAGGCACAATCTTTTGCACAACCTTTACAAGCGAGGTACCCTAAATGACATTAAAAGCAAAACCAGTATTAAAAGATAAATTTTGGATTATCGAAAACGACGAACAACGCATTGGCACAATGTCGTGGAATGATGATAGGTATATGTTCTCTAGCAATAGAGAGACATGTTTCTTTGATAACAAACGAGAAATGAAGAAAAGATTTGGGACCGACATTGTTTGGACTACCTTAGGTAGTGAAAATAATAAAATAACTTTTAATCATGAAAATTGCACAGTACACGGTTATCCAACTAGTGTAATTCCGTTTAATACAATGTATGACGTAAAACGTAAACTTCCATTGTTTACAAAAAGTAATAAATCTAAAAGTGCATATTGTGCTGGATATTATATTATTCAGTTTGACAAAGGCTGGGTTAAAAGTTTTTGCCCAAAACTAATTACTATCGAGCGTTATAACTTCAAAGGACCATTTAAGACTGAGATAGAAATGCGACAGGAGTTACGCCGTGCAAAAAATTGATCCATTAAACACCATTCCTTTACAGCAATTTTTAAATGCTGTAAAGGCAGCTGAACAAAGTCGGGCAAGAGAAGTTAAACTTGACATTGCAACAGCTAAAACATTAGCATTTACCTTAGGTGCTGTTATGAGTAGACTACATGGCGACTTAGAAAAACTTGTTGCAGAATCTAAAAATAGTGATGACGAAGTTATACAAATTAATTTAGATGGCGGATCTAAGTTTTAAGTGCGTAGTTAATGTTTTAAAAAGATAAATATATGCGTAGTTAATTATAAGGATTACGCATATGAGCAGACCAAAGCCAACAGTTATATTAGAAAACATTAACAATAAGACTTATAAGAGCGAACAAGTACTCGAAGCTGAGGCAATATGGGCAGTGTTTTATCAAAGCAAGCCTTTTAATTTAAAAAGTGCAAACGCTCTTACAAACTATCCAGGACCTAAGTATAAGAAAGTTAGTTTTTCAAACCCAGGACACGCACACAATCTTGCTAAAAAATTAAACGAAATGTTTAAGTGCGAAGATTTTGTAGTTTATAAACTTACTACTGGCGAGTTAGTTACAGAAGAATGAACTGGAAAGAAGTATATACAAAGCTCTTTCTAAAAGAACTAGGTAAGAGCACCAATAATGTTACTATAGCAGAATACATGCCGATATGGTGGAAGAACAATAGAGAAAAGGACGAAGGTGGCCTGCGTCTTACAGAAGCTGGGTTTGATATATTAACAGAAATAGATTTAGCTACTTATGATATTCCGTATCCAAGAGATGTTCCTTTATCTACTCAAGTGATCATACACCTTGACAAGTTTATTGACTGTCCTTACTATCTTACAAATAGAAGTATCATAGTAACGAACGAAAAGAAAGCAGTTGAGCTTACTCTTTTTAGTGGTGATTTACGCAAATACGGCCTAACAAAAGCAATTACTAGACAAAATAAATCCTAAGTTATTGAAATTAAACAAGTTCTTTTTTTAGAAAACAGTTGACAAATCCTGTAGATATGTTATTATATATGTATAGTTTAAATAAACACACTGATGTAAACAAAGAGGGAATACACAATGGATACTTCGACTCGCACAGTTAGCCCAAACGGCGCAAAAAACAGCATTAAACATGCGCTTAAAAAGCAGCGTCCTATTTTCTTATGGGGTCCTCCAGGTATTGGTAAGAGTGACATTGTACGTCAAGTTAACGACACCTTTGCAAACTCGCATTTGATTGACATTCGTTTGAGCCTTTGGGAGCCTACAGACATTAAAGGCATTCCTTACTTTGACAGCAACTCAGGTACAATGGTATGGGGTGCGCCTAACGAACTTCCTTCAGAAGAGTTTGCAGCACAGTATGATCATATTACACTGTTCTTAGATGAGATGAACTCGGCAGCGCCTAGTGTACAGGCAGCAGCATATCAGCTTATTCTTAACCGTCGTGTAGGTACTTACAAGTTACCAGACAACGTTTCTGTTGTTGCAGCAGGTAACCGTGAAGCTGATAAAGGTGTTACGTATCGTATGCCTGCTCCGTTGGCTAACCGCTTTATTCACTTAGAACTTGCTGTTAACTTTGACGACTGGTTCAACTGGGCAGTTGCTAACAATGAGCACACTGATGTTGTAGGCTACTTGACTTTTGCTAAGAAAGACCTGTATGACTTTGATCCTAAGAGCTCATCACGTTCGTTTGCAACGCCTCGTTCGTGGTCATTTGTATCAGAATTGCTAGAAGACGAGTTAGACGAAAACACCACTACAGATCTTGTAGCAGGTGCAGTAGGCGAAGGCTTGGCTGTCAAGTTTATGGCACACCGCAAGGTAGCTGCTAACATGCCTAACCCTACTGATATTTTAACAGGCAAAGTAAAAGAGTTGAAAACTAAAGAAATTAGTGCTATGTACTCTTTAACAGTGTCTTTGTGCTACGAGCTTAAAGAATCCTGTGACAACGGCGATAAGAAGTTTGATGACAAAGTTAACAACTTCCTGCGCTTTTCAATGGATAACTTTGACACTGAGCTTGTTGTAATGGGCATTAAGCTTGCACTAACACAGTACGGCTTGCCAATTGATCCAGATGAAGTAGAGTGCTTTGATGAGTTCCACGACCGTTATGGCAAATATATTAAGGCTGCAAACGCTGCTTAACGAACTAAAAAGGACAAGTTCTTTTGAGCTCGTCCTTTCTTTCGACAAATATAATGGTTGACATATATACTATAGATGCTATAATATATGTATAAGTTAGATAAAGGGCAATGACATGAGCACTAAAGATACAGCAAGTAAACTAAAAAACTTTACTCCAGATCCGGATATTACACCCGAAGCATTAGAAACAATGCGTGTAGAAGTTATGGATCGTATTATTACTGCACGTATTGGCTTGCTACTGCGTCATCCGTTTTTTGGCAACATGGCTACACGCTTAAAAATTATTGCGGCAGATGACTGGCTTCCTACTGCGGCTGTAGATGGTCGCAACCTTTATTACAACACACAATTCTTTAATGCAATGAACAATAAAGAAATTGAGTTTGTTGTTGCACACGAAATCTTGCATATGGTATTTGATCACTTAGGACGGCGTGAAGATCGCAATCCTATGATTTACAACATCAGCGCAGACTACATTGTAAACAATACACTTGTGCGTGATCGCATTGGTACTATTCCAAGCATTGTTGATTGCTATCAAGACTTTAAGTACGAAGGTTGGACTAGCGAAGAAGTATATGATGATGTATATGAAGAGGCTAAAAAGAACGGCGAAGAATACTTAAAACAACTTGGCGAAATGTTAGACGAACACCTTGACATGGACGAAGGTGACGAAGGCAGTTCAGACGGTGATGTAGACGAAGACAGCAACGGTAATGCTACAAGCAAATCTAAGCCTAAGTACTCTAAAGAAGACATGAAGCAGATCAAAGATGAGATCAAAGAGAATATGATCTCTGCGGCACAGAGTGCTGGTGCTGGCAATGTTCCAGGTGCTGTACAGCGCATTATCAAAGAGCTTACTGAACCTAAGATGAACTGGCGTGAAATTATCCGTCAGTCTGTACAAAGTTCTATTAGAAGTGACTACACATTTAGTCGTCCAAGTCGCAAAGGTCAGATGAGCGGTGCTATTTTACCTAGCATGGACTTTGAAGATACTATTGATATTGCAGTTTGTATAGACATGAGTGGTTCGATTGGCGAAGTACAAGGCAAAGATTTCTTAGGTGAAATCAAAGGTATTATGGAAGAGTTTCCAGACTATAACATTAAAGTATGGTGCTTTGATACTAGAGTATACAACGAAGAAGACTTTGAAGCTAACGACGGCAAAGACTTGCTGGACTACCAATTAATGGGTGGCGGCGGCACTGACTTTATGGCTAACTGGACATATATGAAAGAACAAGATTATGTTCCTAAGAAACTTATTATGTTTACAGATGGTTATGCATGGGATAGCTGGGGTGATCCAGACTACTGTGATACAGTGTTTGTTATTCACTCAAACCGTGATAAGAATTTAGAAGGACCGTTTGGTACCTCGGTACATTACGATGCAGCGGCATGATTAAGAATAAAAAGATAAATTCATTAAATGTATTTGAAGTGAGGCAAGTTAAATCGGCTCCGCCCCATTTCGAGTACGTTAACTTACCTATGAAATATAATTTAGAGGAAAGTTTGGTTAAATGGATTAAGCAGAATCTAAAAAATAGATTCTATGCAGGCAAAAATATAAGTCTAGACAGTGATAACAAGTTGGTACAAGTTTTAACTGTAGGGTTTGAAGAGACCAAAGACATGAGTTATTTCATGTTAGCGTGTCCACATTTAAAGTACAAATAAATAAAGTACGCATATATAATATAACAAGGAGATAATTATGAGCGAAGAAACTAATGTCGAAGCAACTGCAACTACAGAAGCACCGACATCCGAAGCACAGGGTCCTGATCTAACTGTGCAAGATTTGCAAGCATTAAAAAGCATCATTGATGTTGCAAGTCAGCGAGGCGCATTTAAGCCTAATGAAATGATGACTGTAGGACAAACTTATGGTAAACTAGAAACATTTTTAGCAGCCGTTGCACAACAGCAGCCTGCACAAGGAGAATAATATGTTAAAGCACGTAGGACGGATGACACATAACAATCGTAGAGTAATTGTTGCATACAAAGTACTCCCTGGAGATCCAGAGAATTGTGTTGTAGTAACAACTGAAAACTTAGAAGCAGGTGATCACGATGCACTAATCAAACTTGTCGAATCTCCCGCAGGACAAGAAGCAGATGATTTAGCAACTGTTATGATGCGTACACAACTATCAGACGGTAGTAACATGCTTGCACGGTTCCACACAACTGGTAAGATGGTTAAAGTAAAGACTTCTGAGGTTGATATGATTCCTAATCAGAATACCTCTATTAAACTAAGCGAACTTAATGAAGCTATTGCACAACAAAAAGGTATAACTGTTGCTGACTTAGCAGTTAAAGGCCCAGATGGTAAAACTGTGCAATCATCAAACGCACCATCAATGACTGCTAGTGAAATGGCTGCGGCGGCACCTAATGTAGCACCTGTTGCAGACGATGGTGTAATTACTGACGAAGAACTTGCTAAAAAATTCCGCAGTGATGCAGATCGTCTAAGCAAAGAAGCAGCTGAACTTCGTAGACAAGCTGAAGAATTAGTTCCAACTAAAAAGAAAGCATCTACAAAAAAGACTGCGCAAAGTGCCTAAAAACAAATTACCACCCGACGTAATACAACACTGGCCAGAAATATTTGAAGATGTTGAGATTCACGCTGTACCAATAGAGTACATCAGTAAAGTTTATGTTCATTTCCACGATGGAAAAATTTGGGAAATTGACATAGACAAGCAAGGTATTAGTAACAATACTGATATAAATGATATCGAAAACAGTCTAGAAACATTTTTAACACAATATAATGATGATATCGATCATGTAGATTTTAGACTAAACACATCAAAAGTAGTTGACGATGTTAAAAAACGTACAAGATCTTTTATGAAGAAACGGAAATAGATCCCAGGTTATCTTTAAAAATGTATAAATACTAGTAATAGATATTCTAGGAGTATACACAAATGGCATTACGTCTAAGACGCGGAATCGATGCAGAACGACTGCTAATGACACCTGTAGAGGGTGAATTAATCTACACCACCGACACTAAACTACTGTATGTAGGTGACGGATCGACAGCAGGCGGAACATTAGTTACTGGTGCAGGCGGTGGTGGATCAGCAACACTAGCAGGATTAACTGACACCGACTTAACTGGTGTAGAAAATAATCAAGTTCTAACTTACTTGTCCGGAACTAACAAGTGGGAACCAACTACGCTGCCAGGAGTTGGTGCACTTGCACTAAATGATTTAACTAACGTAAACACTGGTGGCGTAGCAACTTGGGATGTACTACAATATGACGGTGTTAACTTTGTTCCAAAAAGTATCGACGAAGCTTTAGCAACTGATAACGATAGCTCAATAGCAATCAATACAGTAGGTATACATACAGGAAATGTAGTCGGTAGCGTAGACGGCGATGTAACAGGCAGCGTATTTGCCGACGATAGTACAATTATGGTAGATGCTGTTAGTAACACACTTTTTGCAGGCAACATAGAAATATCAAGTAATGGCATAGAGCATAGCGACAGCCCAAGTTTAGCTATTACAACTACTGCTGTTGTTGATGTTTTTGCAGATTCACTCAACTTAAATGTAGCAGGCGACGGCACTCTTGGTGGTAGCGCTAACCAATTTCGACAAAGAGTTGCAAAAAATTCTCTGTCAAATCCAGCAGCGTTTACGTATGATGACATTTATCCATTTATACAAACTCAAATATGGGACGGTGCTGACTGGAATACTAATATTAACATAGTAGGTCAAGTTGACAGCAATACCGGTGACGTTGTACAACCTGGTAAAATAACTATTGCTGTTAAGGCAGCAGACTCATCAGATATTGCCGGGGCACAGTTTGGATTTATTAGTCTTACATTTAACAGTAGAGGTGTACTTGAAGCACCAACCTTTAAAAGCGCTGGATATTCGTCTACAGCAGTAAGAGATGCTGCACACCCTACACCAACTGCCGGTATGATGTTGTTTAATGCAGAAACACAAAAATTCCAAGGATATGTAGACGATACAGGTCTTGCAGCCGGTGGCGCTTCTAATGCAACTCCTGGATGGATTGATCTAAACTAATACCATATTCTTAGATAGTATGTAAGTATTGTAATAAATATTTACATGATATTTTATACAATATTCACATTACTTAGAAAAACACTTGTTGCTGTTCTTTTTATAACAGCGAGTATTAGATGAACCATGGTTTGATATTAGGTGGCATGAGAGGCGGCAGCACCGGTCGAGCAACAGGCGCACATAGAATAGCAACTGTGTTGAGACAACACGATTGGGATATTGAAGTTCTTGATTTTATATGCTCATGGCCGCAAGATAACCTAAAGCAATACTTAGATACTCGTATAACATCAAGTACACGATTCATTGCATATAGTTTTACATTCCACACATGGGAAGATAGATTCCATGAAATTTTTGAGTATGCTAAAACTATAAATCCCGATATTAAAATTATTGTCGGAGGCATGGCCACAGAAATTTGTCCAATTATAGCTGATTACTATGTTAACGGATACGGCGAACATGCTGTACTCGAAGTAATAAAAGACATTGTAGGTAATAATCCTTTTTTAAAGCACACTATTCATTTAAAAACAGGCGGCAAACTGATCAAAGCGATGGATGCATATCCTGCATTTCCACTTACACATTTAGATCCAAGTGTAATATATGAACGTCGAGATTTTTTAGAAAGCCACGAAGCATTAATTATAGAGACTGCTCGTGGATGTAAATTCAAATGTTCTTACTGTACATATCCTATATTAGGTGTAAAGGGAGATGTGGCTCGTTCTGCAGAATCTTATGTTGAAGAACTCACACGCAATTATGACGAGTGGGGTATTACTAATTATCAAGTTTCCGATGAGACATTTAATGATCGAACAGAAAAAATTGAAAAATTTGCCAATGCAACTCAGCAATTATCTTTTAAACCAAATTTGGTAGGATTTATTAGAGCAGACTTACTTGCATCTCGAAGAGAAGATTGGCCTTTGCTACACGGTATGAACTTTTGGGGACACTGGTATGGCATAGAAAGTTTTAATCATGAAAGTGCTAAATCAATCGGAAAAGGTATGCATCCAGATAAAATCAAAGAAGCATTAATTGATTGTAAGAAATACTTCCAAGATCGAGGATTGTATAAAGGTTCTGCAAGCATGATTATAGGGCTGCCTGGTGAGACAGAAGAAACTGTACTTGATGCATGGAAATGGTATAGAGAAAATTGGCAGGGGCAGGCTGCAATTTATTATGCACTGTATATACCTAAAAGTGATGTAACAGACGAAACAAGTTCATACTCGGCTAATTGGCAGAATAAAGGATTTAAACACTATACCGGAGAAGTACCTAATTGGCAACCAAAGTATGCAAGCACCGATGGTCCTGGAACTTACTGGAAAGAAGGTTTAGCTCATGGTGTTATCTGGGATAACGATAACTTCAACTTTTATAAAGCACATCAAATGGTAGACGAATGGCTTAAAGACTATTCTAATACTTTTGGAGCAACTTGCTTTAATATTATCGACTTGCCTCATGCTTATCCAGATGTCAGTGACTGGGCCAATGCCACATTAAAGGACGTTCGTCAAAACGCAAACGAAGCGTGTGATCAGTTTATTGAAAATTATATTGAAAAAAAATTAAATTGGATTAACTAATGGCCAGTTTTAATGTTTCACATCCTACAAATTTAACGTATATACACATTCCAAGAACAGGAATGGCAATTAAAACACTAACCTTTGATTGGGTACAAAGACACAATCCAACATACAGTGTTGATGATTGGATGATCGATCATCCCAATTTACAGATGGTTAAACAACACATACCAAATGGTAAAGTATTCACAGTTGTGCGCAATCCGTGGATGCGTGTTTGGAGTTTGTATAGAAAGATATCAAGAGAAGGTTATTGGTTAGAATGGAATAGAATGAAACCAACTAATTTAAAACCTTTTAACGAATGGTTAGAAGATTATGCAAATCCTGATTGGGAATTTAAATTTCCAAGATGGTTTGATCGTTTTACAACTATGATTGAGTTTATGGAGTATGGCAATCAAACAGTTGATTATATTCTACGTGCAGAAAATTTAGTAGAAGATTTTCAAGTTATAAAGGATCTATTAGAATGCGACGAACCATTGCCAGACATATCTATGTTTGTAGACGATTATAGGAAGTATTATACCGATAAAGGTGCTGAATGCGTATACAAAGTATACCAACAAGACATCAAACGATTTAATTACGAATTCTAATTGCTTTAATGATCCAACTTAACGGATCAAACTCAAACCAACGTTCTCTATTAGTCCAGCTCATAGGCCTGTTATGATGATTATTATGTAAACAATCCCACGTTAAAAAATGCACTATTAAATTATTAGTACTGTAGTCTTTGGTATTGTGATTCCTATAACCGTGGGTATGTCCAAATACATTAATTGCATTAACTCCGTGAAATGCTAATGCAGTTGGAAGAAAATATATAAACAATACTAAGATCGGATTGATAATAGTAATCAACAAAATAGTGCCAAGTAGTATTTTAAAGTAATGATTTGAAATAAACTTGTGTATCGGATTGCGCATTAGATCTTTTACATAAGCTAATGGAATTTTTGGTATCTCCCAACCAATTCCAGTCCAAGCAGTGAACCAGCCGTGTTGTGCAGGACTATGGGGATCAGTCTCACTGTCACTGTTTGCGTGATGATATCGATGAAGACCGACCCAAGAAATTGTAGGACCTAATGTTGCATATACTGTGATTAATGATAATACATTTTCAAGCCAGACATATGTAGCAAATGTCCGGTGTGTTAGTAGTCGATGTAAAGTTAAGCCAATACTAACAGGACCAATTATAATATATGCAACTAATGTAGTCCATAACCAGTACCATTCCTGACTATAAAACAAGTATCCAATCCCAACTATACCCATTACTTGTACAAATAATTGAAACAGTCTAATTTGTGTGTTAAAGCTCATGTGCCGACATCCAATAGTTCCCATTCTTCCTGTGTAATAGTTGGCATATTAAAATTACCGTGATATACAAAATTCTGCCAACACTTCTGTACATTCCACGGACACGTTTGTATGTATTCCGGAGCGTCAGTCCAATAATTATTGCTTGCCTTGGACATTGCAAGTTTCCAAATATCCCACCAGCCCTTTGTTTCTTTATCACGATTTTGCATAGTGATAAAATAACATTCAAACTGTTGTTCTTTTATTAATGGAAATATTAAATGCTCGTGTAAAATATTGTAAGCTACAATAAGAGTTCTAAGCGATTTGCTTCTAAACTTAGGAAAAACATATGTACGATTTAGCATCCTTGCTGTATTTCTAGGATAATTATCTCCTTGATAAACGCCGCCCATTACCATAGGTTCACCTGTACTTGTTTTATAAACTACGCCGTATGCTATGTGATCTTCAATTATTAAATTTTCTTTGGTGTAATTTTTTTTAAGCCAGTTATCTTCTTGAAGACATAGTTCGCGAACTTTTTCAAATTCGTCGCAGGATTTGTAAAATATTTTTGTATGAGCGTCAGTTAGACTGTACGGAACATCCATTGTCGTATCCATTTATTAGTTTAGTACTTGGATATTTAGCTAAATATTTTTAACAAATAATAAAAGCTGAGAGGTATTTGCTGTGTTTTCAAGTCTATCCGATTTTAATGTAAGAATACGAATATTACAATTTTTAAATCATGTCGGTGTTATTGCCGGCATAGTGTTGCTTGCAATGGGATATTTAAGTACCGACTATCTATGGATCGGAATTGCATCATATTTTGTAATAGGTATGCTTGGAACAACTGTAGGATTACACAGATACTTTTCACACAAGACATTTACAACTAATAAAGTTTGGCATTATATATTAGGTTTCTTTTCAACAGTAGTTACTGTAGGGTCTATTTTAGGATGGGTAGGTTTACATAGGTTTCATCACAGACATTCAGACGATCCTCAGGACCCGCATAACCCTCACGAGATAGGTGTTATAGATGCATGGTTTTACAACTGGAAGCCAAGTAAATTTACAAGAAAGTTTATTGCACCAGAGCTCAAAGATCCAATGGTAATGTTTTTACATAGACATTATTTTAAGACTATTTTTGCATGGATTGCTGTACTTGCTATAATTGATCCATTGCTTATTATATTTGTATATGCTGTTCCTGCTTGTGGTGCTTACTTTGCAATTAGCGCACTAACAGTTATTGGTCATATGCATGGCTACACTAATTACGAAACTACCGACACTTCAAAGAATTCTTGGATTGCATGGTTATTGAGTTTAGGCGAAGGCTGGCATAACAATCATCATGCTCATCCAGGTATGTGGCAACAAGGACACAAATGGTGGGAGATTGACCCAAATGCATGGATCATCCGAGCAATTAAGACTGACTAATGGATTTCCTTTATAAGAAATTAGATTTCTTTGTACCTCACAGTGAGCTTGTTACTTATTACAATGAGCTCGAAGAGAACTGCGAGCATCTAAAATGGTCTTGGAATAAATGTAAAAACGATATTAAATCCGAGTGGCAAGAACGAATGTTAACTATTCCAGGTGCTAACTTAGGTTGGGGCTGGGGAATACAGAGTAATATTATAGATACAACTGTTCCGACGCCGCCTTACAATATAAGTACACACACCCTTTGTGAATATAGAAACACAGAACTTGCAAAAGATTTTGTTTTGCGTTTACAGGAACATATGCCATATGCATTTAGATGGGGATTGTTTGTGCAGCCTCCAGGCGGCACTGTACCGAGACACACAGATCAAGATGACGAAATAACTGTTCATATTCCGATACACTGGCCAAATGAAGCTGTATTTGAAGTATATTACGATAGCGGTCCTGTAACAATCACGTTTCCAGCAAATGGTCATGCCTACTTGTTAGACACTATTATACCTCACGCAACCTTTAATAGATCTAATCAAAATAGAGTAGGAATTGTGTTTAGATTAAAACGAGATAAAGTTGATGAATTATTACAACTAAAGGGACAGATATGAACTACGAGTATTACTATAATATCACTCCCGAACACGGAAAAGTTAGAAACAATTTAATCTATACTAGTCTTATATCAGATGATAAAAGAACGTTTGTACAATGGTATTACAACGATACAGACTATCATAAAGGAAAAAATCAAGTTGTTGATCCTACAAAGATGGATGAAAAATGGCGGCGGGAAGTTAACTATCTTACACAGATGCGTAATGCGCATCCTGATCTAATTCCTAAAATTATAAAAATAGACTTAACTGAAAAAAAGATATATTTAGAAATCGACGGTGTTGACTTTTGGCAGCAGGCAGATTGCAATATAGATAACTACGATAGAGTTTTGCCCGACTGGCAAGAACAGATGTTAACTATCATTGAGGCGCATCGTAGTTTAGGACTGTACAAATATAGCATGCACCCAAGTAGTTATTTTATAGTAGATGGAAAACTAAAAAGCATCAACTATTTTTTCTGTCATCAAGAGCAAGAAGGACCACTAACATTAGCAGATTATCAAAGTCACATATCGATTGATCGACAACAGCAAATGCAAGAGTACATTAAGAAAGTAGGCATTAGTTGGGATACTCCAGAACCGCAACAATTACTACAACAATTATGTTTGGATAGTTTTAGAACTAATTATCCTGTAGAATTTATTGAGAAAGCAAAGAAAATTTATGATTAAAGGTATTAACAATCAACCATATATCGATATGTCTCCATATATTAATTTAGAGAAATTCGAACAATTACAGCCCGAAATTATACGAGGATTTGCAGAGGCAAGAATGTTTGCCAAAGAAGGAACTTGGATGACTCCGGGATTTACTTTTAAAGATATGAGTTACCGACATAACTGGAAACCAATATTTGAAGCAATAGAAGAATTTAAAGCACTACCTGATACTGATCCAATCAAAATTGCAGGTATGGATTTGTACAAAGACTTTAAAGATTATAAACAAAGAAACAAATTTACACGTTATCTTAAAATGGCAACTGGAGCATACGATCCATACATATATTATTTCCTCTGGGAAGAAGGATCGTGGGATGATAGAACTGCTCCGCGTAAACTTACAGAAGAAGCAGAACATTTTCCCAATGTAGTTAAATGGGTAGAAGATTTAATTACTAATAATATTTTTGAACATATCGGTCGTGTAATATTCTTTCATTGTGAGCACGGCGGCATTCCATTCGAACATAGAGATTTAGGTGGTCATAACGGCGTTTGGGAAAAGGACAAATATAGTCCACATCGTAATGAGTTTATACACATTCGTCCTAATACCAAGAAAGCGTTTTATGTCTGGGATCCTCAAACTAAGGATAAAACATACCTTAATACTCGTGCTGCTTGGTGGAATGATCAAGACTGGCACGGTGGCGAACCTATAATGGAGCAGAGCTATAGTTTACGTGTAGATGGAAAGTTTACGGAAGAGTTTCGCAAGACCCTTGGGATTGATCATTTAGATAGTTATTAATAAAAGGTGCTAATAATTCTTTTACAAATGCAGTGTCAGCATTAGGGTTTAAATGATTTCTATCTGCTAAGTGATTATTATTAAACCTAACAGCAGCCCATTCAAAAACTCCACTGGACATATTAAGCTTCTTGTTTAAATATCTATCAGTAGACAAAGTATTAGTAAACTCCGATGTATATATATTTTCAACGTCTCGATATCTATAATATACAATAGGAATATTTAACAGTTCACTTAACATTTCAAGTGTATTGTAAATTTTTATTGTACGTAATCTTATAAGTGTATCATTATAATTATAAGGAATTAAATCTGTATATTTTTTTAATAAAGTTTCTAAACTGTGCGCTTGTAAATCAGAATACTTAAACTTGTCTAATTGGTGCTGATGTATTTTAGGCGTTAATGCACTTACTCTCGAATGTTCAAATATTTTACTATATGTATATTTGTTAGGTGTTTCACTTGAACCATATGTAAGCCAATCTTGGTATGTTTCGTTGTTAATTTTTGTGGAAGGAAACCAAAAGTTCATTACATTTCTGTCAGCAGCAAGCTCAATTACAAACAATTTAGGCTTATATTCTTTACAAGCATATATAAAATTATCTACATATACTTCTGCTCCTGTTCCTGGAGCTCCCATGTTTACTATAGGTATGGTTAACTCATTATATAACAAGTTGTGCAGATACGTACTGGGATTTTCAGTAGTTCCCTCTGATGAACTATCTTGAATGTGGCCGCCTCTTGTAGTGCTTGCTCCTAATAGTACAATCATATTATCCTCTTAATGTTTTCATTTTATTCCTGTATAAGTGTACAAGAACTTAGTTTCGAGGCCTGCATTGAATCCTGCATGATAGCTGTCTAACTTAGGATATTGATACACATTGCCCTGTTCTTCTAAATAAAAACAAGTATCTTCAATCATAAAGCCTTGGCCGTGCTTAGGCTTATCAATAAAGCATACGTACCTAACAAAATCGCTGTCAGGATAATCGTCCAGCCATGGATTAATATCCCAGTGCCAAGGCGCACACTTACCTGGTTTAATTTCACTAACAAAGCTTAAAAAGTGTTTTGTATTAGTAAACGATTCAAATATTTCTGTAAAAGTATTGTCATAGTGTTGTATAGGATAATAATGACTAAACTCAACACTTGTGTTATATCCTGCATTTACAGCAGCGTCAGTTTGTCTTTTATATTCACTGTAGTACTTGCTATCACTTGGTAAGTCCATATGCCCTGTATACGGAATCACTGTGTTTGTTTTACACTGACTAATAAGTGCATCACAATCTAACTCGTTGCTTATATTACCGTAAAGATTTAACATATTATTACCTCAAATATTTCTGTAAGATTTTTCTTTAAATCAGAAATTAATTCTTTTTCAATATCAAACATTACACATTTATCATCCCATTTAAAATTTGTAATGGTTCCGTTCTTGTTAGCTCGGTTTAACCATGTACTCGTAACGGAATCAAACTGATAACGCCAATCAGTTGCATCAGAAACTAATATAATTTTTACAGTGACGGGATTAATTAATTTGTTTTGCTTTAATAACTTTCGAACAACTAATTGTATTCTATCTATGCGCCCTGTGTTGACTGCACTATGAACAGGTCCGGCATCCATGTCTTGCCAATAGTGAGAGTAAGTTTGCGGATATATTGTGTTAAGCTCGGTATACAGCACAAAGGATTTCTCACCTTGAATATTAAAATGATACCTATCATCAATATCTGCATGAGAACGATATGCTTGCCCAGGTTCGAGTTTTATTAATCTTGCTTCGCCTATATTATCCGGCAAATATCCTAATAGTTTATCCCAAACAGTTTCTTTAAATTCGTCTTTTATAATCCACGGATCATAGAAAAAATCACCTGTAGGAACATTTACAGGTAATTTAAACTCTATATCAACGCTTGCAGACTTTAGTTGCTGTAATATCAAGTCGTCTACTTTAAAGGACGTTTGTGCTATCATATATGTATTTATATACGTACTTTATTGATAAGTATGTATATGAGCATAATAGAACAAGCAGAAGCAATTTTACGTAAAGACATTGGATGGATTGAGCTCGATTTAGATATCGATATAGCTGCTTGGAAGGAAGAAGCAGCTATTGCATATGACTATATGGTATATCATCGAGAAGGTGAGAATCATAAAGGATGGCGCAGTTGTGCAATACACGGTGTTGCAACTAACATAACTGCACACGTAGAAGATACTAATTTTAAATGGACTGAATTAAGTAAGCTAACTCCTACTATTACAGAATTTTGGAAGCAATTTCCAAGTGAACGGTTTGGTCGTGTTAGGTTCATGGATTTAGAACCAGGTGGATGGGTAGGAGAACATAATGATTCTCCTAACGGTTTAAACAATACGCAAATTAACATTATGGATCATATTGTTCCTATTAATATTGCTATTAATCATCCTAACAACTGTGTAATGAACATCGGCAGTAATCAAGTTCCGTGGGCAGACGGGAAGGCATTTTTAGTAAACATTACCAAAAATCATTCTGTTCAAAATAATTCAACTCAGAATAGACTGCACCTTATTGCACACTGTATGATAGGCTCTATGAAAAAAGAGTTTGCAAATTTAGTCGTCAGAAGTTATAATAAAACTAATGATTAATTTCTTCGAAAATAATAAAGATATTCTATACTGTTTTGTAGACAATACCAGCAGTTATGGTTCTGCATGGACTAAGGAAGTAATTAAAAATATTAGCGATTATACAATTTCAAACTTGTATCACAAAGGTCTTTCATTAGTACAATCAGAAAACGAAGATGAAATGTTGCAGTATGCTGCGGCGCAAGGATATAAACATGCACTTGTATTTTCGACCGGTACTGAATTTATAGACGGTGATAATTTTTTTATGACCGTATCCAATCTTAGTACTACTGACTATTTTATATATGGTCATATACTTGATCGCAAGGAAGCATATTACGAGCTGCATCATCAATGTTATCTTATCAATATTGAAAAATATATAGCATTAGGATTGCCATCTATTGGTGGCGTTATGTTAGGTCATAGTGATAACTTTGTTGAGCCTGTTCGATCTGTTGATAATTTACACGACGACTATACACCGTTGTGGGTCAAGCAAGGAAAATCTTTTAAAAAATATCATCATAAATTACATGGATGGAATATTATTAATAAAGGGTTAACGCATGGCTATAGTATAGATGCTTGGTCCAAAGATGCAAGACAGCAGAAGATACATTATTATCCAGAAAATACAAAACTGTTTAATGAAAATATAATTCAAATATATAAAAAGTATAACTATTGTCAGACAACGTTTGTTCATACAACTGGAACCGAAGACATTTATGATTTGGCAGCATATAAACAAATTGTAACTCCTGCTAGTAGCGACTGGTGGAAAAAATTCGCAAATTCAGATACTGAAATTATATTGTATGATTATAATTTACAAAGTCTTGAGTATTGGAAGGATAATACTACAGATTACAATGTAAAATATATACATTGTAATTTATTAACAGATAATTTATTAGAATATATAAATGATACAAATTCTACTTTTGTAAATCTATCTAATATCTTTAGTTATGAAGGAACAGTTGCATTGTATAGTTTAGAACACAGGTTATCAAGAGAAAACTATTATTTAAATAATTTAAAAGAAGCAACTGTAGTAATTACCGGAAGTGCTTCTGCAGGATTTATTAATAGACAAGGTGCTACAATTAGAGACTTGAAAAAGCCAACATGGCATATAGGCGAATGGAATTATTATGAATAAATCATGTACATTTTGTATGCATCCATTTACCGGATTAGCAACTCGAGAAGACGGTGCTATTAAAATATGCTGTCGCAGTCAACCAATTGGGTGGATACAAAAAGAAAGTTTAGAAGAAGCATGGAATAATAATGCTATGCGTGAAGTTCGTCGTCAAGTATTGAACAACGAGCGACCAGATGTGTGCAAACCGTGCTTTGACCTTGAAGATCAGGGGGTAGAGAGCTTAAGACAGCGTCATACAGCAGGGGTAATACCTGAAGCAAGGGTCAACTTGTATCCCGACGCACTTAACGCTTTAAACGAAGATTTTACAATGCCATTTGAATTTCCTACTATGGAAATTAAACTCAACAACCTGTGTAATCTAAAGTGTCGTATGTGTAATCCGTTAGACAGTACAAGTTGGAAAGACTGGGAGCAAGTTACTGAATTCTATAAAAAGGAAGATAACTATCTTATTCCTACTGTTGAAGGCTTAGTAGATAAACCAGGACAGTACATTGGTCCGTTTGATAATTCAGACAACTGGTGGGAGAGTTTTGAAAAATTATTACCGTTCTTTAGACGTGTAGAGTTTGCAGGCGGCGAACCGCTTATGGATCCCTACCATTACAAGATTTTAGACAAGTTAGCCGAGTACGGTGAGAATATCGAACTAAAGTATGCTACAAACGGCACTAAGTTAGGTATAACAGGCGGACGTACCATACACGACTATTGGCCTAAGTTTCGTAGTATAGCTGTAAACGTAAGCATAGATGGTGTACACGATGTCTACGAGTACATTAGAGGTAATGGAAAGTTTAGTGAAGTAGAAGAAAACATCAAAGTATTTAAAAGCTTTCCTAATGTAAGTCGTGTAGTTGGTGCATTTACTGTACAAGCAAATAACATAATGCAAATTGACAAGGTTATTGATTACTTTATTAACGAATTAGGGATTATATTTTATTCGCATAGAGTAAACTATCCTATGAGTCTAAGTGCGCAAGTATTACCCCCTGAATTAAAAACAAAAGTAGTAGCACGTTTAGAACAAATGAAAACAGAAGTGTTAGAATACCCGTTAGTAAAACAACATAAACTATTAGAAACAGTAACACTACAGCAAATACAAGATAACATTAATTTCTTAGAGTCAAAGTGTATGTATGCTACTCACTGGCAAGACTGTATTGAGTTTAACAAGCGTTTAGATAAAACTCGCGGGCAAGACTTCCTTACAGCTAATCCAGAGTTTATTCCTTATGTTTAAAGTAGAGAGTCGTTGGGGACATCAAGACAGTATTCATGTCGAATGGAATATTGGAAAGCGTTGTAATTTAGATTGCGCTTATTGTCCTGCGGAAATACACGACAACTTTAGCCCACATACTGATTTAGATGTTATGGTTAACACAATCTATGAATTAGAAAAGATAGGAAAGCCTATACGTCTAAGTTTAACAGGCGGCGAGCCTACTGTACATCCTAAAATTAACGACATACTCGAATGTGCAAGAGCAAGATTGCAATGGCTTAGTGTTACAACTAACGGGTTACGTTCTCCAGATTGGTATATTAAACAACCAGTAAATCAGTGGGTGTTTAGTTTGCATTTTGATAACGAACATAGTCAACGAGCTGCCGAAAACATTGTTAGATATTCGCAATTGCTGGATATGGAAGGTATGTCTACTTTGTTTCAAGTTAATTTAATGGCACATCACGAACACATGGATGCTGTACGAGCAGCAGCTACGTTACTCGAAGGACATAATATTCCATATGTGTGCAGACGTATACGATGGACTACAGCAGAGGACAGAGACTGGTTTGATGACATGCGCTATGATCCAAAAGACTTAGAATGGATATTAAGTAAGACTGCAACAGTAAAGGCAAACTGTGTTGTAGACAATGAACATAAGCTACATGCTAACGACATTATTAAACACAAGTGGAATCAGTTTGAAGGATGGAATTGTAATGCTGGCTTAGAGAGTCTTATGATTAATTGGGACGGCGAAGTGCATCGTGCTACTTGCAGGGTCGGCGGTAGTTTAGGAAACATCTACAAAGGAACATTTAATCAACCTGTAAAGTCAATTATATGCACACGTAAATTCTGTACATGTGTTGCAGATATTTCATTAACAAAGGTATCAGATGTTAACAACTAATGCAATAAGATTGTCTAATCCAGAACGCCTTATGGTTACATGGGATACTGGACGCAGGTGCAATTTTGATTGCACTTACTGCGAAGCAACACGACACGATAATAAAAGTGCCCCGCATAGTTATGAAGAGCTACTACATACATTTGAATTTATAAAAAAATACACAGGTGAGCAATTAGTTAACATAAACTTTACAGGTGGTGAACCTACAGTTAATCCAGCGTTTTGGCAATTAGCAGAATATATACACACTAATGAAACACGCTTTAGACTTAGTTTAACTACTAACGGTGCATGGCATCCTAAAAATACAGACCGTATTGCAAAATGGTTCGAAGGTGTTACAGTAAGCTATCACGCCGAAGGACATGCAATACTTAAAAAACAAACTATGGACAATATTAAACTGTTACATAGTTTAGGAATTTGGTTGCAAGTTAATGTAATGATGCACGTTGACTACTTTGACGAATGTAAGCAAGTATGCGCAGAGTTAAAAGAGTTAGGTGTTAAGCATAATCCACGCCCTATAGGAGATGGCAACATTGAACGCAAGGGATGGTTTACTGATTCCGACGGGTCGCAAAGACGAACTAGTCACGATTACAACAAAGAACAAACACAATGGTATTTTGAATACTTAGGCATTACAAGTCCTAAAGAAGGACGCAATTGCTGTGGCGGAAGATGTGTACAGGGAAAAGTAGACGGCAAATGGCAAGATGTAAACTTTATTGATACAAACTTTAAAGGATGGTTTTGCAGCGTTAACAAGTACTTCTTACACATAGATCAACACACAGGCGATGTGTATCATCATCAGACGTGTCAAGCACTACACGACGGTCTTAGAGGGCCTCTCGGTAACTTAAATAATACAGATGCTATATTTGATTATGTTAAGACAAATAAAGATAAAACAATTGTTTGTCCTAATAATAGATGCGGATGCGGAATGTGTGTACCAAAAGCAAAAGACTTAACTGAATATAAAATTATACTAAAGCTTTAGTATTTCTGCCATAATAGGGAATAACTTGCTAAACTTTTGATTCCTAAGTTTATCAACTTTATCAATAATTTTATTTCTAATGTCATTAATGTATTCTAAATTAACTTCTCTAAATTGTGTAGTTAGATATTGTTTAATTTGATTATCGATGTAATTATCTGTTAAATGCTCTACTATTTTATCTTTATCCTGCTGTGATAATACCGAGATATCATAATAATCAGGGTCTCTAACAAAATTTACAAAAATATTAGAGTGGGGTATTCCGATACTATCACACCACTCTAAGAATAACTGGCCTGATAAACAATTATGGATACTAACTGTATATATTAAACTTACTTTTAAATAATCGTGTTTTAAAATGTCTTTAAAATTATTTTCTACTTTGCTAAATTTAATCGGATAGCGTTGATATGTAAATCGATCATCTATATCATCAATAGAGTACATTAGTTCTACACTTTTAAATTGTTTAAAATATTCCAATATTTTTTCTGGAATCTTTACACTACCATTGGTAATAATTCTAAGTGTAATATCTTTTGCTTTATTTTGTTCTATGCACTGTTGTATAAATTGGAAATTTTCTTTAACTAATAATGGTTCGCCGCCGCTTATATAAAAAGTTTCTAACGTATTAATAAATCCTTCGAGCTCTTTCCATCTATCTAAATTGTAGATCCATTTACCTGATTGCCCTTTATTATTAGGGCGTCCAAAAATAATTGTCTCTTCTTTTTCCCATAGGCGACTATTATTACTGTCGCAAATACGACACTTCATATTACAAATATTACTAAATTTTAAATCTAATTTAATAGGAACAGGTGTAGTAATATTCGAACATTTAGTATTTTCTTGTTGTCGACGACTTTCAATGCTGGCTGCTTCTTGTGTAAAACATTTCTTACATCCTTCTGGTGCAATATTATTAGTAAACTGATCTCGTAGTTCTTGAAATTGTTCGTTATTAAATGTATCTAAAAAACTATTATCATTTATATTACCCACAAATCCATTGTACTCACAACACGGGCGCACTTTTCCAGTAGTTCCGATTTCCATTTGAGTGAATGGAACAACACAAAAGTTATCTTTCATATTACATGATCCTTAAATATAAAATCGTACTCAGGAAAAGTTTTTAGAAAGTCTTTTTTTCGTCTGTGATCGTACTCTTTAATAAACATTCTTAATGAATTAATATCTTTATCCTTTTGTTCATCAAACAATGCAATAACATGTTTAAATCTATCTACAGACTCACTGTTAAAATTCTTTCTTAAATATTCAAGAGATTCAATTAATTTATAACGCCATTCTAAAGGGGCAACAGAAGGAGATAAAAAGCTCGGTGCTCTAACTGAAGTAACACTTAGTTCAACTCGTTTATATTCTTTTTTAATTTCTACTACATCTTTAAGAAATATTGTAAAGCTAGAAATAGAAAGAACATTATATGCACACATTAAATTTAATTGGATCTTCGGCAACTGTATTAACACTTTGCGACAATTATCTAACCAATCATTATAATGTAATCCGTCACGAATGTATTCTGCTTGTATGCCGTGTGCTTCTCCACTGGTTGCAATTTCAATCTTTTTAACATAGTTTTCAACTGTTTTTAATTTATTAATAAATTTATCTAATAATGCTGTAGGAACTCCTAGATTCGTATTAAATATTAAAGTTAGGTCTTTGTTAGGATTTTCAATAATATAATTTAAGAACTGTTCAGTATATCTACTCATTAAAGGTTCGCCGCCGGTAAGGCGTAAAACTTTTAAATTTTTATATATCGTAGGAAGATATTTCCAAAATGCTTCGATGTAAGGATTATGTTCTTTATCTGGATATTGTACATGACTGATAGCATTATATCCATTAACATATGGCCCTGAAGATTTAATTTCACTAACCCATTTGCTACTAAGTGTAGGACCGCAATATGCACATGCAAAATTACAAACGTTTGAAAAACTAATTTCTAAATATGACGGAACAACATCATCAGTACTGTTGACAGTGTTTATCTCTTTCATTCCTCCAAACTTTTGACTCATTAGCACTCTGTCACTATATTCTCCAGTATCCTCAATCCTCCAGCAATATTCACAATCTTTAGGACGCTTGCCTTCTAACATTTCTTTTCTAACAGACTTTTTATACAAAGTGTTATGTAGTGCTGCTGGATTATTTTCTATTTCTTCTAAAGGAATTTTATGAGGTGACGGATGGTGACAGCTATGAGTTAATCCTTGTCCCAGATAAATGTGACTTTGTGTCCACTTTGCCATGCACATACTGGGGCTAATAGAGTTTAATTTTCTCTGTGTGTTCCATTTAAACATGCTTTAACATAATCCTATCATAGTCTTCTTTATGTTGTGCCTTAGGAGCACAAAGTCCGCACCAGCAACTTGACTTCTTACAAATAATTGTGTTTGTATTACTTTTGAGTTTATTTAATATTGCTGTAGTATTTGACAAATTACCAAGGGGTCCAACTTGACCATCTAAATTCATACGACAATCTTTATTAGTAAACACTTCACCGGTAGTTTGTCTAATATATAAAAAGTTTTTATCTACACTACAATGCCAGCCTTTAAATTTGTTTTCAACTCGTTGAGTGCTACTTGTAACATTAGTACACATTTCGTTACCACCGCAACATTCTCTACTTTGTGCCGATAAATCTACGCCGCCCGTAATAACTGCTTTTGCCATCTGCATTACCGAAGCAGGCCGTTGTCCAGTAATATAATGTATTTGTTCTTTTGTGTAGTTAAATCTAAAATCTGCCCAGTGATGGTCGATTTGGCGAATAAGATACTTTACGTTGTTTTCTTTACACCATTCAACCATGTAAACGCAAGTATCCCAATGTTTAGGATGCATTAATATACTAACATGAAAGGTTTTACCTTGTGATTTAAGAAATAAAATATTTTTACGTACAAGCTCTTGCTGAGAAAAACTCGACTCTGAATGAAAGCTCACTGTAAAAAAGCTTATTAGTGGTACTAATTTCTGCCATACTTTTTCTTTCACAACTGCATTAGTAATTGTGTTTATTTGTAACTCCCAGTCGAGCTTATCTACACGACTATTTGCATATGTTAGTATTTCAATAATTTTAGGATGAAATAAACTTTCGCCGCCTTGTACATTAAGTCCTGCTCTTTTATCTTTACGTGTTTCCATTATAATGGAAACATAATCAATAATAAAATCAATAGTACTAAGATTATCTAATAAATCTGGATGTGGTTGCTTATTGTCATGGCCGTCGCCGCAATAACTACAATCAAGATTACATTTAAGAGTACTTTCCCATGCTATTTGAAACGATGACGGATTAACTGGTTCTAATGTGTTAAACATTTAGTTTCCTTTTATTACATACTATTTCTTCGTTGCAGCCGCAAATATATTTAGTGCATATAACAGGAACAATTTTAGGACTAAAAGTTTCAGTAAAGTTTTGATTATATAAATTATGTCCAGTGAATAAGGTCTGTTGACAATTTCCTGTAATACTTCCGTTTGGAAAAATTTTAATCAAGTCAACGCCAAGATTACATTCCCAACCCTTGAAATAATTTAAATTATTTCTAGTTAACCAACTATCGCTATTAACTGTAAAGGCTGTTCCATCATCTTTTGTGATTTCAACCTGAGTTAGTGATTTCTTTGTTGTAGTATCGTACCATTCTTGAGTAGGATAACGTTTAATGCTTTCATCGAAATAAGCTAATTGCTGGTCATTGTATCTATGAGCTCCATTAAAGTGAACAACCTTGGCAATTATAGGCCAACTGTGTTTGCTATTTTGTTTTAACCATTCTACGTTAGCTACACTACCATCGAAATCATCTGGATCTATAAGTACATCTGCATTAACGAATACACCCTCTTCATATAATACATCGCACACATCTCTTATATGAGATAGATTAACAAACTCTCTGTGTACACTAATGCCTACATGATCAAAATTCTTTGCATGTTCTTTCCACCAGTTTAGTTTGCGTGTACCATTAGTACTCATTTCAATAATTATATCAAAATTTTCTTTAAGGTATACGCAAAGTTCTTCAAGTCCTTTCCACAATGTAGGTTCACCGCCTACAAAGAAGATATCACTCTTTGTTTTACCTTGAGACTCATAATGTTTTAATAGATGTCCAAGATTTTGTTTTACTATTTCAACATCTGGCCAAGGCATGTTACCTTCATTACTGCCCGGAAAACAATAATGACATTTATGATTGCATAGATTTCCAGGCATGTATTCTATGCGCAACATTGCAGGATCTTGATTATTTTTAATTTCTTTGATCATAACAAGTGAGCAAGTTCCGGAAATACTGTGGCTGCATTTAATCCACGAATTTTGTCAAGTTTGTTTGTGTACTCTTTAAAACCTGGAAGTAAATGACTATTATCTTCTGCATTCATATGATTTAATACTGCTTCCCATCGTTTCCAGCCATAAGGATTATGTATCCAAAAATCATCATCCTGTCTATAGTTTTTCCATAGCCAATCTTTAAATTCCATAAAGCGTTCTTTAACTTCTTGCTTGTCCTCTTTAGGCAATATCTGTATGCTTAGGAATGTTGGAATGTAAAGCAAGTGCATATTAACTAGGCCGCCGCCCATTTGTACACCACCCGGAACTATTCCGCTGTTTAGCTTTTTAAATCCGCTTTCTAGTTTCCACTTCATAAAGTCCGGTAAGTGCTTTACATTGAATATTTGTATTGCTGTTGCTAAACTTGTTTGTATATTGTCAGGCGTGTTATCTAACATATGCAAAGTCTTTTCTACAGTATTCCAATCTGTAGGATAGCGAATATACTCGTCACGTTCGTGACTAGCATCCATACTTACTGCAAACTTAACTTTTTTAAACTTACTCCACATCTCGATTAGATCTTCGTCTACAAGTAAACCATTCGAATTGTAACGAAGTAGTATCTTATCTTGGTACCCTTGGCGCAGTATTTCTTCAATAAACATTTTGTGTTCTTTAATCATTAGAGGTTCGCCTCCAGCAAAGTACACTTGTCTTAGGTTAGGAATCTGTGCATACATTTCTTCCCAGAATGTATCTTTCTCATGCCACTTGTTATTAAAGTCTTTTCGATCCCATTGCATTTGTCTTTTTACTTCAGGATCTTGTAGTACAGGAATTAACTTTTTATGATCAGCTACCCACTTACTCGAATCATGCGGACTGCACATTACACACTTAATATTGCAAGTATGTCCTAAGCGTAGATCTAAATATTTTAAATCTTCTGGCACTGTGCCATCTTCTTTTGTTTGGCGAATAAGTTCAGGAATATCCACGCCATTGTCATCCTGATGCCATGTGCCTGTCTCCCAAATACGCTTACTTACAATGCCTTGTTTTTCTTCTTGAAAACACTTTGTGCAGCTTGCAGGAATCTCGCCGTTAAGCATAGTTGTACGGACACTTTTCATGTAATCGTTATTCCATGCTTCCATAGGAGTTTCACGACCAAAGTTAGCTGCTTTACCGTTTTCCATTTTAACAAGCCCTACTTCGTGATCGTTGCCTGCGCCGCTGGCATTAGCACTACAGCATAATCTCATATCACCGTTTGGTCTTGTAGCAAAGTGTATCCACGGCAGTACACAGAATGTAGGCGTACCAGCTACTTGTTCTATTTGAGCTCGATACTTTTCTAAATCAGACATTATTCTTTTCCTTTGCCCAGTTACGTTCTTGACACCAAAAACATTCGCCGCATTCAGGCACTTCTTGTCCAGGTATATAATTAGTATAATCTAAGTTTGCAAAGTTACCTTCACAACTGCGTGTAATATTTAAGAGATCTAATATATTGTTCTCAACATACTGGGCAATTATTACATCCTTTTCTGTATATAAAAACGGATGACATACTGTTACTCCGTTGTGTTCTTTAACAAGTTCATTAGGATCTTCAACTACAATATCTCTGTCGGGCATACCTTTAGTTATTGTAGGATCGCTAGGATTTTTAGTTTTGCCAGCATACCATGCTTGTAGTTTTTCTGTAGCTGCAATCCATTCTGCATGAGCTCTTACAATAATTTGATCTCCGCTGCGAGTTTGTCCATATTCATCAATAATATATGCACCGTTGTCGCCGTATTCTAAATCAGGCGGAATAAAGTTTTCATGTCTTACAAATTCTATATGAGGAAATCGCTTAACTAACCAATCATAAACACCTATACTATCATAACGTTGCCAAGGGCGTGTCTTCCACATGCGCACATGACTTAGAATATGAACATTAGTATTTGTTATCTTTGAACATAATAAGTATGCAAGTAGTGCGCTATCAGCGCCGCCGCTTAGACTTATACCAATGTTTTTCCAACTGCTATCAAAAGGAATATCAACTAACATTTTTTAAAATCTCGTGTAATAAATTAGCTGTTTGATTATTTGATAAAATACCAGGATGACCGTCGGCTACTGTATCTAATAGAGGAATTCCCTGTGTGTAGAAATTATCAATTTTATAATGACAAGGATGTTCAGTTAATTCATCCGGAACTGCTGGAAAATGAACATATCTAACATTTTTAGTTTTTAAATATAAATCTGCATGATGAATGTAAACCCATGATTTTAAATTAAAATCTCTCTCATTCATTTGTTCAATCCACTTGCGAACAATTTTCCGAACCATAAAGTGCTTTTGCCATACTCCTAATCTATATTTAGAGCATATCCATGTTAAGAAATTTCTAAAATATAAATCACGTAAGTAGTGAGACCACATAATAATAACAGTGTCAGTTTCTTTAAATTCAAAATTTAAAATGTTATGTAATATTTCAAAATTACTTGCACCCGGTGCAGATATGTTTACTAACTCTAAATCTAACTGTTTACTTAGAATACTTGGCCAGCCCTGTTTACTTGAGGTTGAAGAATTAATGTAAAAATTTTTTATTCCTGTATTAACTACAGTATTTTCACAATCAGGTAATCCCTGTCCATACGTATACGAGCAACCAAATGTTATTAATCTTGACATACTCTATATACCCATTACAACTTTACCCTTTGAACAATTTGTTCTGTAGGTTTTGAAAACTGTTTTACTTTTGATTTACCACAAGTCTTAGCACAAACCAACAACTGTTTCTTTGACCATTTATCTTGCCATACATTTTGCCAAGCAGGCGAATCAATAATATCCTTGGTATGATGCTTAGTTAAATCAAGTGCGTCAGTGGAGCCAAAATACTTTATTACAGTATTGTACTCGTCAATTGCTCTAAGTTTTAATTGATGTATCACACTGGAAGGTTCGTTATGATTATAAGGAGTTGATGCTAAGAAACAGCATGGCCAAATCATACGATGTGCATCCATATAAATTTCTTTATGTTTGTCAACATAACAATCTACTTCAACAGTGCCAAGCCATGTGTCTACATTATTGACAATATCTTTAGATATAAATTGTATTTCATTATTACTTGGAGGTTCTAAATGATAAATTACATTTCCGTCTTTATCATATACATCAAATTTACCGTCTGTTAAAAATCTTGAACTATTCTTAACACTAAATCGTTGGAAACCTAAATCTTTAGCAAGTTGCTGAGCCTCTTCTACTTGATGCTCGTTATGCTTGAACTTAATAAACACCCATTCTGCAATTCCGCCGGCGTTAATAAAAGCCTGAGCATTTTTTAAAATTTGATTAAAATTAGTACCGATACGATAAATGCTATGTGTATCAGCAAGCCCGTCAAGCGCAAATACAACAACATGATCTTTGGGCAATTTAGTAGGTAAATTAGACCACCAGTCTAACGACCGTGCGCTGCCGTTAGTGTGTATACGCACACTCATGCTTGGACTATTAACTGTTAGATGCTCACACATTTCTGCAAGATCATTGTTAATAATAGGATCGCCAAAATTGCCACAGAAGTACACTCCCGATAGTTGATTAACAAGGGTACTATCAAATATAGCTACAAACTCGTCAAGTGTCCAATCATTTAATTTTAAATTTGGATTTTCGAGGCCGCCGTGATAGTTTCTGCTACACATTGGACAACTTGCTTGACATCGTGTTGTAATTTCTAAATGTATTTGTTTAAGATCTTCAAATGGAAACATTATTATCTACTCATATTATAAATACTATTTACATAAGAGAGGCCCGTATTATGCACAAAAGCGAAAGTACATTTTGCAAAATTCCCTTCAATCATATTAACTCGTCTCCAAACGGACACTATAAGTTATGCTGTGCCGGTTATCCAGTAATTCTACACAAAGGAGAATATTTTTCTATTCTTGAAGTAGGTATAGAAGAAATGTGGAATCATGAATATTACAAAACGCTACGTATGGATTTAATCAACGGAGTGCGTAATAGTAATTGTAATAACTGTTGGAAAATTGAAGATGCAGGAGGGTTTTCGTATAGGCAGAAATCTTTAAAAGATGTATTACTTGACGAAAGTATAGTAGAAGAAGTATATAAAAATAATGGTTACAATAAACAGATGCCAAAGTTTATTGATTTAAAAATTGGCAATTTATGTAATTTAAAATGTGTAATGTGTAACCAGATTGCTAGTAGTAAAATCGAAGATGAAGTTCGTGTATTAAAAATTCAAGGAGAAAAACTTCCAGCGTGGCAAAATTTTATAGAAATCGAAGCAGAAAAAGTCGATGAAAGTTTAAGAAACTTTGCAGGATTAGCAAATTCTGATAATGCACAAAAGATTGTAGAACAACTGAGACCAGCATTAGAAGTATGCGAAGACCTTGAGTTACTTGGCGGAGAAACATTTGTTAATCCGTTTGCTATTAAATTATTACAACACTTAATTGATTCCAACTTAGCTAAAAATATTCATATTAAGATGATTTCAAATTTTACATTACTGAATAAAAAGCAGTTAGCATTATTAAAGAATTTTAAAAAAGCAACATTAGTTGCAAGTTATGATCATATTGATGCAGAAAAATTAAAAGCAATTAGGTTTCCAACAGACTATACTGTCTTTAAAAAGAATTTTGATCTTGTCTTTAATGATCCTAATATTGACTTAGACATATCAACAACATTTTCTGTATTAAATATTTTAGATTTTGAAGAAATATTTGATGAGTTTAAACGTATATATAAGGACAACATGCGTATCGGATTCAACTTTGTTACTGAGCCGGAATATTTAGATATAAAATTTTTAGAAGAATCGCAAAAACAAGAACTAATACAAAAGATATTTGAATATACCAAAAAAAACAAAAATCATCCTATGTTTGTAAACAATCAAGCTACACTTGCATATTTACATTCAATCGAAAGTAATCTTTACGGTGATTTAACTGATTTTGATGCACAAGTAAAAGAACGTACACGAGTATTTGATTTATATAAAAAGGTACGTGGCACAGATTTTAAAGAAATTTTTCCATGGTTAAAGGAATATAGATGAATTATATTGGAAATTTTGCAGAGTGGATTGACTCAAGTTGGGTTAATGAAGTATCTGCTAATCGAGGAACTGCGAGACCGAGTGAAGGTAAACGTCCCGATAGTCCCGAAGAAGAATTAGAGTATGCAAAAGCACGAGCAGCGGGATATAAAGACGACGATACTTTCTTTTATATGTTTACTAAAAACAATACTAGTTTTGATATTGTAGCACCGTTTATTAACGGCAAGTATCATTGGTGGATTACTAAAATGCTTCCTGGAAATTTTATGCCAGTGCATGTTGACCCACATGCAATATTTCAAAAAAATAGCAAACGCTATTGGATGCCTTGGCAAGACTACGAACCTGGACACTTGTTCTTATACGAAGAACAAGTAATTACTAACTACAAAAAAGGCGACTTGTACGAATATGCAAACTCGTCTGCTATACACGGTGCTTCAAATATCGGTCATTCACCGCGTATAGTTTTACAAATAAGTACATTTGAGGATTAATATGATTTTTTTAGGAAATTACGCAGATTGCATTAAGCAAGAATGGATAGACGAAGTTTTAAAAAGTGATGGTGATGCGTACCCTCGAGAACACAGACCAGAAAGTGCAGAAATGGCTGCGCAATGGGCTGCTGCGGAATCTCGAGGTTATGATCGAAACGCTAAGTATCATTCAAGGCACGATGACTGGAATACGAGCTTTAGTTTTAGGCCACCGTGGATCGCTGAAAATGAAGTATGTGATTGGTGGATTGTAAAAATGTATCCAGGTGAACTGTTTCCTATGCATGTAGACTCAGGTGCAGTATACCACAAGACAGATAGTAAACGTTATTGGATGCCGTTAATGGATTACGAGCCGGGCCATATTTTTATGTACGAAAAAGAAGTATATACAGATTATAAAAAAGGCGATGTATATCAATTTGAAAATAAATCTGCACTGCACGGATCTGTAAATATCGGATTTACTGCACGGATAGCACTACAAGCAACTTCATTTTTACCTGATTGATTTTTTCTTTCCAATTATCATATAACGAGTATACTTAGGTGTTTCAAACTCGCCTCGCCAATAGGGTTTAATATTACTCATACGCATAAAGTCGTCTAAGTCTGTTGCGCAGCGGATATGTTCTTCTAACTCAAAGTAGTTATTGCTTTGTATTACATATAGTGCATCGTCCGGCTGATTGTTTAACCACTGCTCGTATTGCTCTTGCGTAACATGTTCGCAACTTGTGTTGATTACAATGTCAGCAGGTTCTGTGTAGGCGCACATGTCTGCTGTTACTGCATCAAACCTTCCTGCTATTTCATAGTTTTTATTAACTGTGTATGCAATTTCTTGACAGTCTTCGTCAATGTCTACACTTGTAATGTGTTGTATACTGAGCCTGCTGTTAAACAATATGCTTGCAAGTACTCCGTTCCACCCTCCATAGATTGCAATACGAGCATCATCGCCTACATAGTTTACACGTAATGCATCAGCAAGCCATACTTTACTGTTGACTTGTCCTTTCCAAAAACTTTCTAATGTACGATAACGGTCATCGCTGTTACGAATTGCATCCATCCAAAATAGTACGTCCTGTATATCAACCTTCATTTTTCACCATTAATCTAAGTCTATCTAAAAAAGATAATTCTTGCTTTAAATTATGATCTATCTTTTTTATTATTTGTTTAGCTGTTTCGTTATGACATTCTAAACCAGGATGAGAATTATCCAGTGCTAAAGGAAACTGTCTTTTTAAATTGCCTATATATACTGGTAAATGATTAATTATTTTATCTAACTTAAAAATAGAACTCTGCTTAGTAGTTGTTAGATTATACACTGTTAATCCTTTGTTATTTAATAAAAAATTAGCATTACTGACAAACAACTTTGACATCATTAAGGCATCATAATGAGAATAATAGTTCTCATAATAAAACCGGCTGCTGTCCTTCCAAATACCTATATCTATGTCGGAAAATTTATTCAGCGTACAGCTTCTATCAGGAGTAGTCCACATTATAAAAATAATATCATCTTTTTTAAATTTAAAGTTAACAATATTATGCCATATCTTTTTATTACTACTTCCAGGCGAGGATTTATTAATACATTTAGCATTTAACTTTTTGGCTACTATCGAAGGCCATGCATAGTTGCTAGGAGACATGCCAGGGCCTGTTGGCGGAGTAACACAATCTGGTAATCCATGTCCGTAGGTATAAGAACATCCAAATGCAATTACTCTCATAGTTTTCTCTTTGGTATTTTGCTATCAGCACTACTAACACAACTTGGAGTAATGCACTTACGTGGTGTCTTAAAGAGCTCAAATCCGCCGTCTAACGTGCCTAAGGGTTCATCATGGCAACT